GGGGTATATCCATTGCCAAACTTTGAGGGTAGCTATCATATATTAAGTGACTAATATGGTAAATATTATGTTTCAATGAACACACGAGGTAATACTTAAGTATACACTCATCGTCTTTCACATTATATGCGTGCCGATCGGACAATTGACATAGGTACTTTACAATATTTTTGTGACATTGTCTCTACTCGCGAGAGGTACTAGAATCTCAGCTATGTCTATGGGCCAAATGTTAACACCTAGAAATGCTATTTCTATAACTACCTAATTTCAGTTGCGCAATTAGCTAACTCATCTGCTACATTCACCAAGATAATATAAATGTATTAGAAGTTGAAATATACAGAGAACGACCTGAGGAATTTATATTAATCTTTGCAACTATCAACAAGCTATAACAATAAGAAAGGCATTCTGGGAAACAGGAATCCATTATTGCGACCTATACGTGCAATAGTAAGATGGTGGAACTAAAGTTCTTCTTAATATTATACTGACAACTAACTTGCTCTAATGTCGTTAAATAATATCTACTGGTCATTGATGAGAGCCGCGGACATCAATACACTAAAATTCAAGACATGTTACAAGAAGTTTCTGGTATTTCCTCGTTAAATACACATGTAACTGAAGCGTCTAGTATAGCCAGTTAAACGTGAGTACATTTTTGTCAAGAAAACCTGGCAGTCTCAGCTTAAAATTGATCGTCTTAGGCTTTAGTCTGACCGTCTTGTCTGTGGTAAATTGAAAACTTTGCCTAAAACCAAGAGAACACACCAGTAACTTTTATAACAAATCATTAGAGAGATGAGTTTAACAAAGAGGAAATAAGACTTATAACTTTGGGTGAGCCAATAGTTGATCTAACTGGCAAAAATCTAATCGATTGAGAATAGGTAATATTTATAAAAGAAACTCAAATAGATCAGCTAGATTAAGTCTAGGCAATTATAAGTAATTTCTTAACAAATTTAATAAGACCATGAAGATGACATGCGCAATGTTGTTAAAGGAATTGATGAATTATAATTATATACCTCTGCAAATTAGAGATAATTAAGATAAAGATAGAAGATGAGATCTGCAATTGGAAAAGAGTTGGGAATCGATGGCTGCAGGTTGCTGAATACCTGGTAGACAAGGAAAGGCATGATTTAATATTTCACATCATTAGTTAAAAAGACTTAACAGTAGACCGTGAAATAGAGAATCAATTATGGCAACGCTATATTGAAGAAGAATTACTATGTCTAAAAACCTTGGAATTACAATGAGCTATAAGTGATGCACCCCAGTATGCAATCACCCCGTTATAACCAAGCTTTCTATATATAGTTGAGAAACAAAATAGTGACTAAACTTTCATAAATAGGCCCGGCTATGACCCCATGTAAAACCGGATATCGACCAATGCAAAGAGACGTTTTATCCGTACCTACAGGTTATGATGTTATTGATCAACATCGAAAACAACAATAATATTAATTTGGCAAATCAATAACTAACTTGATCTATGCTCTATTTTGCCGACTCTTTGTCTCTAAAGTCACTCAAGACTAGAATTATATCTAATGTATGCGACCTATGATGTAAGCACGTGTTTAATTTTACATGTAGAAGCTAACTTAAATTTAAAATAGTGGAAGACTCTAATAAATAATTGAGACACATGATCCTATTAAAAGAATAATCTCACAAAAGAGCTATGGCACTTAAAAGAAGTTGAAATATTTCATCAATCTCACTAAAAATGCTTCCGGCCAATTAGTCAACATGAAAGTCTACGACGTCTTTGTAAAATCTGGCTAAGTGAACACAATTTAACCGTAAGATAAATAAAAGTTAGCTTTTATAGACAACTAGGGATTGATTCATAATGTAGCATAAAGGCCCAGAGCCATAAATGGATCAACTGAGATTGGGTTAATTCAATGTGTACAAGGCATTATCTTTTAAATTTAAAAATAAATTAATCCATCATTTGTGCAAGGACTGACAAAGAAATAGTTCAAATAACTAATCAAGAAAAATATCTCGTCATAATGGAAAAGTGTTAGCAAGGACGGCTCAGCCTTTTAAGGTAATCAGAAATATGCCATACGTAAGTTTCTGGTCGATATCAAAATGCCTTTTTATCTAAGGATTCTTTAACGCTTGATACGCCGCTGGATTTAAAAAGACCCTAACCTTTTCACTAAAAGTGTGTAGTAATATGTATAATACTTCCGTTTCAGTCTTGGATGCTTTTAGAACTTCTATATCATTCATATGCCCGACATCCAACAAGTTCATGATGAAAAAATGCTGAAAGCTATTGGAGTAAGCGACCAAAGATATAAGCCACTTACTGACTTGCTTGTGATACCTGGAATTGGCGGTACACCTAGTGGAGACGCAACAGGCACTACATTGATGAACACAGATTTCTCTGACAGCTACTAATGTATGTATGTCGCATAGCTCCTGCTGACTTGTCGAGGAATTTATGCACAGAACTAATAACTCATTAGAGATATCAATGATCCCCGATATCACATTGGAGACAAACGCGTCATGAATTATACCACACGTCTCGTTGAAACCATTCCTATGATGAGT